TCAGATGGGAGAGCGCCTCGTTCGCAATGAGGAGGTCAGGGGTTCGATTCCCCCCGACTCAACAAGCCGCTGCATAGCCTCCTCAGCCACCATGCGCTGCCTCACGCCTTTGGTGTATCGTTCTACCTCTGCCAGTGATTGGTGGCCGGTAATGGATGCAATCTGGTGGGGTGTGCAGCCAGCCTCTGCCATGCGGCGTGCAGCTGCTTTGCGCAAACCGTGTGGGCCTAGTTTTGCCTGTACACCTGCTTTGATGGCGCATTCCTTAAACCAGTTATAAAACGCGTTTCCGCTGGCGAATGGCTTGCCGGTTTGTGTCACCAGAAAAGCCTGCGCACCACATGGGCCGCCTTTAATAGCCGCCAGTAGATGCGGGTGCATGGGAATAAACAGGTGCGCTTCGGTTTTCTCCTGCACCACCTCTATGCTGCCGTTATGAATGTTCTTTGGCCCCATGCAGATCACATCGCTGCGGCGCTGCCCTGTATAAAGTAGCAATGCGAGTGCCAGACGAGCACGTGTTCCTAAAGGCCATCGGGCTTCAAATGCCTCTATGTCGGATTCTGACCATGTGGGAAATGGCTTCTTCTTGTATTTCAGCTTCTTGATATCCCGCACGGGGTTATCCGTCCGCCACCCATGATCAAATGCAAACTGGAACATCTGCCGCAAGACGTTACGCAAGGCATTGGCCTGTGCCGGTGTGCGGCTCATGCTTTCCAGTATCGCACGGATATGTCGGGGCTCGGCTGTTTTCACCATCTTGTTGCCGTGGATCTCGACAAAGCTGTCGATCAGGCGCGTGTAAGATTTCTGCGATGGTGCTTTCAGCTCCTTAAACTGGTTGGATTTACGCCAAGCAACAGCCAACGCTTTCATGCTACCCGGTAATGTGCCAGATGCACCCACCTCTTCCCGCTCTTCGCGCAAGGCTTCGGCATACGCACGCATGAACTCATCCGAACCTAACCGGCCCGGCAGTTCCTTGCGTGGGTATCCCTCTCTGCGAAAGTAGTAATAGGTTTTGCGCTTGCTGCGGATTACCTGGACGAAATCAAGCTTTAGTCTGGCCATCAGTCCCAATCGCTTGTTGGGTAATAACCTTGGCGCCTGTCTTCTATCCACGCATCCAGATCATCCCGCACCCAGCCTTTTATGGTGCCTGTAATGGGTATAGGTTTGGGCATCTTGCCGCTTGCCACCGCCTGATCCAGCATTGCTGGTGAAATATCCAGATACTGTGCTGCCTTTTCACGCCGCATGATGCGCGGCCAATCTGGCAGCATTGGTTTGGCTTTTGTGCGTACGGGCACCTGCACTGTCTGGCTCATGCTTTCAAGCCTTCCTGCGTTAATTCTTCTGCTGTTAAACGATCTCGCTCTCTGACCAATTCTGTAATTTCACGACAGTGGCATCTATACGGGTTTCGGCATGACTCTCCAGCTTCCACCCGTTCGCTATCTTCGCATGTCCATATAAATTTCTCTGTCATGCTTCACGGTCTTTCAGGATAGGATCTGGTATTCTGGATCTTCTAATGATCTGCAAAGCATTTGAATCGTATTCAGATAGATCCATTGCTGCGACTTCAGATTGAGTTATATCGACCTGTGACAGCACATCTGCCGCTATGCTTCCTTCGTTATGCATATTGCATAGGTTGCAGCAGGCAGTCAGGTATCCAAAATTAAAACTGCGTTTGCTTTCGGTCGCCAGCATTTCGTTTATCTGCGCTGGCGTTAGAACTGGCCCGATGTAATCCAAAAACTGCACTTTTTCGGAGGCGCAAAAACCCAAATCATGGTTATCGTCACATACAAGCCATTTCTTATCTGCACGCCAGAACGCGATAATAACGCCACCGCCTAGACCGATTAAATGGCGTCCATCCCTATCTGGAAACATTGGAATGCTTGGGCGCGTTGGTTCGGGCAAGTTTGTGTGGGTTTCTGTCATTTTACTGCCCCGGCGCCAACGCGTCCTGTTTCTAGCTGCGGAACCATTCCATCTGTGGGAACATAAACAACCGTTTTCCCATTGCTGTCGCTATCAAGCTTGTTTATCCAAAGCCACCGCAAATAGGCTTCATTGCCTGCAAGACTATTTCCAATAATCTTATTTGCCTCTGCCGTGCCTTGGGTCTTTAATATTTCAGCCTCTTTTTCAGCCTGCGCCTGCTGAACAATGATTTGCTTATTCTGTGTAGCTTGGGCCAGTTCAGCCTCACCATACATTTTAGCCGAATACACACGGTAAGAAGGGTAAAACCCCACAAATGCACCTATGCAAATTAAATCCACAGCAGTGCCGCCAATGCCAATTTTTAGGGTATCGTTCATAGCGTTTCCCACTCTGTTTTCTGGATCTGGAAGCGGCCATTTACGCCGCCATTTTCTGGGCGAAAACGTCCTACACCAATCATCATTCCAGCTTCTTCCAGATACTCTTCAAAAACATCTTTCGAGAGGTCTTCTTGAAAAATGTGAAAAGTCAGCAGGCCGCCCCAATCATCAATACGCGGGAAGGTACGCATTACGCGTGAGCCTTTGCCTGTTGGGTCACCTGTAGCTGAGCATAGAAAGCTTTCCGGAATAAGATCATCCCGCGTGATGTCCAGCATCAGCGGCGTATCAATCATGATGCCAGCCTGAACAATGCTGGAGAACGTTTTATTCCCCTTTCCGGAAACCTTGCGGATTGTAAGTTTTGCTGATGATGTCAGTGCCTTTTTGAAGGACATAAACGGTACAAAAACCTTTCCTGTCCGTTCATCAACGTGCGCCTTGTTACGCCACTGCATTTCTTCCCATTCCTTGTGGGAATATTCCTTTGGTTTTTCTGCAATCGGCTTGGAGGGTGAATAAGGAGAAATCCCTTTAATTTTCACATTACATTTACGAATGATCATGTCTTTGTTCCGTTAAGTGACGGGCGGCATGATACCGCCCGTCTTTTCGTTGTGGCGTGCTGAGTTGCGCCATGTTGTGCCGTGCTGTGTCGTGAGGTGTTGTGACGTGACATAGAACGATAAGCACCGTTCCAAGGAGCAGAGCCGTAACTCTGCTCCCTGTAGCGTTGCGATGTGATGTAGGGTGGAGCGTGGTGTCGTGTTGTGAAGTGCCGCGATGCGCCATAACGCAACGTGGAGCCAAACAGCTCCGGTCTGCATGCCGTCCAGCGGGCAGGCCGCAACTGTTCTGTGCCGTGCTCATAGTTTCACCTGCGGATCTGCATTCGACCTGGATGCATTGGTATTTTTGCGGGGTTTACTGGCGGTTTGTATGGCCGCCAAAATCCCGCGTGTGGCATCGTGCTCCAGTGCCTGCTGCTCTGTCAGGTCGGTACGCTGCACGGTATCCATAATAACTGCGCCTTTTTTGGCAGCGTTCCGCACGCGTTTGATCTGGCCCTTCCCTAACTTCACCAGATCTTCCGCAGCCGTGCGCTGGAGACCAACATTCATCACGGTTGTGAAGGCGCGTTTGTGCTTCTTCATGCAGATATATCGGGCGCGTTCCAGCAGATATCTATGACGGCCCTGCACATCATGGTTCACCAGCGTCTGAAGGTCTTTGTAATGGACAATCTGCCCAACGCTTGCCTCCAGCAATGCTGTAACCAGCAAATCCGTTACATATGAGCGTTCCATGGTTAGATTGCTCATGCCGCGCTCTCCTTTCGTGCCTCAATTAGCTGCACATCGTCTGTCCAGCCGATTATGCCGCGCTGTCCGTCTATTTCATCCTGTTCGCATTCAGGAAACCGGATGAGAAAATTCCTGTCCTCTGTGGCTGTTATTTCAAACAGGCCATCATCCACCTTGCGCATTTCCAAAAACCATTCAGGCAGGCAGGGTGTTGTGCTTTTGCCCGATACAATCCAGCGGCCAGCCTTGCGCTCCTTGCTGCAATCAGGGAATTCAATCTGATTACCTGTGCGCTGATCTGTTACCGTGCCTTGGTATCTGCCTGCCTGATTGCGCGTTAGTGTTGCCTGGTATCGGGGCATTCCATGCACTCTACCAATGATCCATACTGCGGTTCGTCCGGCATGGCATCTGCAATCGGCACAATCCAAGCTGGTGGAAAGTTCAGTATCTGGCCATCAGCAAAAACTACCGTGTGTTTTACGGGTGTTTTACCAAACATCAGTGTGCGTGTTTCACGGCCAATGGTTGGGTAAGCGTGCCGCCCTTTACCGGATGGGTCTTTCACCACAACATCACGGGCTACGGGAACAATGCGCATGCCATGGAACGTGGCAGATTGTGTGCAGGTCATGGGGTATGATCCTCTGCAAGAATGGTGAGTATAAGATGCTTTTTCAGCTCATTGGCCTGTTCGCGCATGCAGGTAGCTATGTTGTCAAAAGCTTCTGCTGGAGGCATGAACAGTCCTGAACGGAAGATGGCTGCGGCCGTGTCCGTGCGGTCTGCCTGTTGCAGAAGATATGCAATCAGATACTGCAATTGGGCATCCTGATTAGGCACGCGTATGTTGCTCATGCCGTGCATCGTCCAGCGCGCAAGCCCAACACAAATGCTCCTGCAGCAAGCATAAATGCATAGAAAAGGATTTTCAGAACAGGAGCGCGTTCTGATCCTGCATTCTCACTATCATTAGTAATGATAGCGGCCTTTTCTGTGGGATTTTGAACATTTGCCGTATGGGGGTTTGTAAGATGCTGTATGTAGCAGCCTTTAATAAGGCAAGCTGCTGCGTCCCTTATTACAAAATCAACCACCATCTCGCCAACGGCGACTTCTCCACCCGGAAGAGCTTTATGGACAGTAGATTTCTTTGGAAAATGCTCTTTCAGCCAGCTAATATCTCCACCAAACAACGCAACAATATCCGGTCGGCGGAATAATTGGATTTCCCTTAATTCCCTTACCTGACCAACGCTATCGCGAAACAAGAAAATCTTGCGCTGGTTTTCACCTTTTATTGTAAAACCAAGGCATTCTACCGGCCCTGCTTTTGTTCGGGATCCTTCTGTACCGAAGGGGGCAATGCTCGTGAGCGCGGATGCTGGATCAACCATCACGCACCTTCCTTCTGGTGGATGCTTTCCATCCATTCATCCAGAGCAGCCACAGTAAACAGGCCATTGCCTTCAACTATGGTGCAGCGCGGGCCTTTGCCTTTTTCACATAGGCTATGGAAGGTATCTGGTGATAGGCCACAATACAGGGCCGCCAAGCCAAAGCCTACGTACCGGGTGGCATCTGCGCCGCTTTCTTCCAGTGCGGTATCCACCAGTTTCAGGGCAGCACGCTGCACGCGGGCGGCCTGCATGGCGTTTGGTGTGGGTAATGTTGGGTCTAGCAGCGGGCCAATGGCCGTGATCAGCTGCGATGCAGCACGGGAGCGCTCTAGCGCAGCATCCGATACCGTGCGGAGTTCCGCAATAAGTGTCATTCATTCCTCCATCGCGTTGTGGCGATGGGGGTATGTTTACGCTTAGCATTACTAAGCGGTCAAGGAAAATAATTAGTGTATCTAAGCAAAATTCTTAGCGCGTAAAATTTATTGACTAATCCCTAGCGTGGGTGCCAATAAGAACATAATGTGAACTTGAACTTAGATTTTAGGGTGATGCATAGAAAGAAGCGAAAATTAGCGGTCAGAAGGTCTGCCAATATGCAGAAGCTCAACGACTGCGCGCCGCTTCTCAATAGACAGAGATCTCCAGAAACGAAGAAGGGCGAGTTCATCGGGATCTTCAACGATCTCACCTGCATATGGAGCAGATCCAACTGGAGAGATTTGCTCACCGATAGAAAGAACAGACTTTAGAGCTGCCATACTTTCATTAGTTGGACGTGTAGAGCCTAATTCCCACTGCGCAACTGCACTTTTGTTAACGTGAAGCAAGTCTGCCAAAGCAGCTTGAGATAGCCCCTTAGCTTTGCGGGCAGCACGTATTAGGTCTTTCAATTCCATGTATCGATACTGCCTTAATGGCCGCTTATCAGCACTAAGCAAAATCCCTTGCCTCATTCGCTCAGTAGTGCTAAGCGTAATTCATGAGCGATGTTACTGGGATGGAACTGATACGATCACGCAGAGGGCTTTCTGCGAAGATCGCAGCAGAATTGGGGATTACGCGTGGAGCCGTAGCGCAATGGAATGTTGTGCCTCCACAATATTGTCCAATCATTGAGGAGGCCTTCGGTATTCCGCGCGAAGAACTGCGTCCAGACATCTTTCTAAAACCTGAAAACGCTGGAGTTGCGGCATGACCGATTTCCATGAAACCAACCATGCCGCAGGTAACAAAATTCCTTTTCAAGGAATCAATACCTACTTGCTCATTTCTGCTTCTAAAGATTCAAGTCTTTTGGAGCAGAAATCGATAACTTTCTTTAAAGCTCTTGCCTCATATGCACCAAAACTAGCTTCAGGCAATAAGTCATTTGGCCCCATCAAAATTGATATTTCCAAAAAAGTTTCTTTCTCAGGGTTCTGGTGGAAAGGCCACAAAATCACTCTGGACCGACCATCAGAAGGTGGCAGTACTTCAATTCTCCTAATGCCTGGTTTTGCAGCATTGGGATCTTCATCGGGAAGAAACACGGAATCGTCCTTTCATGTTGGTTCCACATACATGATGGACGTAGCCAGCGGCGGCATCAATGCCGCTGCTGGTAGCTCTCCTTTTCTCGGGAAACATGAGGGTGAACTCGCATGAACCATAACCAGAGCAGTAAGCCCAAGCCCTCACCCTGTCAGCCGGAATCGTTTCGGGCATCTTTCGCACTCTTCAGTCTTATTCCGATCTATGCGCCGCAGTTTTGCAGAACGAATGGTGAGGCTCGTAGACTTGTGCGCGGCGGGGCGCTTGAGGTGAACGGAAAACCGGCTATCTGTGAAAATATGCCGGTAAGCGTGGGCGATACCGTAGTTGTATGCCCTCGCTCAAAAACCCGGCGGTTTGCGTTTACCGTTTCAGATCCTTCGCAAGATGCGAGCGAACGTCTTTCTTTGCCTGCAAAGCATGATGGCGCAGCATGAAACAGAATTACCCACCTAAACCAAACACCTTCATGCAAGCTAAGGCGCATACGAGCAATAAATTGGCGCAAACCCTTTGGGTTGCTCGATTTTATCCGGTCTGGATGTGCGATTGCGCACGCGCATTAACTCAGGATACTGGATCTTATCTTGCGCAGTTTCGCGCCGTGCAGTGGTTTCTCAAACCCTACGTTACTTGGGTGGATGAGACACTGGATTGGCTGGAGGAATGTCGTCAAAAAGAGCGGGAAGATCAAGGTCGGCAGCATTCTTCTTTAAGGGCTTCGCACATGGAGGGACATATTCCTTCAGCACAGCCGTCTCCAAAAGCTGGTGGCGGCAGCGATGCCGCCACCAGCAACCCTGATCCACTTATGACCGGTCTGGAAGATTATTTTGCTGCTTGTGATCAGGCCAGTGCAAAGTGCCCAAAAAAATTCCCGCCTATTCCTGAAAAACAGCGCCAAAGAATGCGCCAAATTACTGCGGAATTTTTACTGCATGTGGGGTGTCGGCGGTGAGCTATCTTTCACAATCTGAAGCGCTTCATCCATTCCTAACAATGGCATCGCGCCGGAGCAATAATTCTGCAAAATACTTTGCAGTTCTAACTGACTTTCGTGAGGCAGTAACTTCACTGCAACCCTTAACGCTATTTTCATGGCTTCTGCACGTGCGCGCGCCCCTTCAAGTTCGTGCATATCTCTCAAAGATTTCTGAGGATCATTTTTCTCCATCAGAATCGTCCTTTCATGTTGGTGACACATGCATGATGGACGTAGCTGACAGCGGCATCAATGCCGCTGCCAGCACCTCTGCTGCGGGTCATGCGCCATGCTAACCGCAGCTATCAAAACAGCCACACGCACGGCCATCAAAGCCTGCGGTGGGCTGGATTCAATATCCCGCGCTGTGCGTGTCGGCATCACGCAGCTTTCCGATTACTGCAACCGTGAAAAAGCATCTGTGGTGCCGGTAGATGTTGCTGTTGAGCTGGATAAAGAAGCGCAAGAACCGCTTATTCTTTCCGTTATGGCTCAGGCAGAAGGTTTTGCCCTGGTGCCGGTCAAGTTCGGCAACGGTCTGCTGCCGCACGATATGGGCAAGTTTGCCAAGGCTACCAGCGAAGTTCTGCAAAAGGGCTTTGAAAGTATGGCAGATGGCAATGTGGATGTGCAGGAAGCGCATGAAATCCTCATACATGCGCAACGTGCCCGTACATCATTGCATCATATTGAGGCCACAGCGCACAAGATCATTGCTGAAGGCAAACCATTGCAGGTGAGCATCGCTGATGGCGCGTGAGGCACTCAACTGGCGGGAGCTAGATCCTAAAATCCGGCATTATGCCCGCTGTGGTTTTAGTATCAAACGCCAATCTCATAAACTCAATATATCTGAGCGCGCCATTTATTTGCGCCGCAATGCCCTGGGTATCGGTCGCAAGAAAAAGCATGCAGCGCAGGAGAATTCTTCTTATGTCGCGTCTTAAAAACGCAAAATCCGCACGCCGGTTTTTCCGCCGTCGTCCCCTCAATGTACGAGCATTGCGTGAAAGCGCGCGCGTGCAGCCTGATCTTTCCATGCAGTCGCGTGTGTCCGGTGGTTTCACATGGCGTGCACCACGCAAGGCCATTCGGCATGCGGCGTATTACAATGGCTGAGGTGCTGCTGGACGGATATGATTTCTGCGGTCGGTTGCGTAACGCCATCGCTGCGGAAAAAAGCCTTGCTGCCTTTGCCCGCAAACATGGGCTGAAAGAACAGTCCGTGCGTGATGCAGAAGCTATGCAATCCATCAGTGATGGTGTCTGCAAAGCTCTTGGCTTGGTGAAAGTTTTGCGCTATCCAGCGCGGGACGGCAGTGGTCGGTTTGCATCACTCCGCGAAATCCAAGAAAAACTGAATACTTTTATCCGGCGTTGCGGAACGCAGGAAGCTGCTGCACGCCGGTTTGGTATTAGCAAAGGGCATCTATCCAACATCCAGAATGCCCGGCGTGGGGTTATGCCGGTGCTTAACGTGCTGGGTTACGGCTTTCCCGTGCAGCGCTTTATTGTTCGGAACGCAGCATGAGCGGCAAGCTGAAAGCTGCGGAAGTTTCCGCCATGCTGGCCAGCCAGATGGAGGCTTTGGCGCGTGAGCTGCTGCCCGGTGGCAAAAAAACCGGCGCTGAATGGATGGCCGGATCTGTAGCAGGTGAGCCAGGCACAAAACTGGCTGTGCATCTATACGGTGCAAAAGCCGGTGTGTGGAAAGACTTTTCTCAAGATATCGGTGGCGATCCGCTGGATCTGGTCGCGCATTGCCTGACAAACCGAGATCTGAGTGCGGCATATCGCTGGGCCTGCAACTGGCTGGGCTTGAGCACGGAAACGGTGGAAGTCCGCCGTGCGGAAATCCGTGAAAAAGCTGAACAGGCTAAGGCAAAAGAGGAAGAAGACGCTAAAAAGCGTGTTATCCGTGCGCGGGATATCTGGATGAATGCCCAGCCAAATATCTTGAACACACCAGTAGATTTCTATTTACAGGCACGCGGTATCAAGCTGGAAAAGTTTGACCGGCCTCCTGGTGCATTGCGGTTTGCGCCAGAGCATTACTGTGCAGAAATCAATGCCCCATTGCCTGCCATGCTGGCTGCCATCACAGATCTGAACGGGCGGTGCGTTGCCGTGCATCAGACGTGGCTCGGCCAGCATGGTGGTCAATGGGCCAAGGCACAACTGGAAATTCCCAAGAAAGTTCTGGGCAGTTTCCGTGGTGCCTGTATCCGGTTGCGCAAAGGTGCCGCCGGCACAACACTTAAACAGGTTTTACCGGATGAGGTGATTGCGATTGGTGAGGGCATAGAAACGTGCCTTTCCGTTGCCATGGCCCGTCCGGATCTGCGGATACTCGCAGCAATCTCTCTCGCAAATCTCGGAACAATCCGTCTGCCGGATACAGCACGCAACGTGCTCATTCTGGCAGATCGGGATGAAAGCACGGCGGCCAAAAAAGGCCTGCGTAAAGCCATAGACACGCACCTGTCAGCAGGGCGCACGGTAGATGTGGCTTGGCCGCCAAAAGGCAAGGATTTCAACGATGTTATCGGAAGATGAAGAAAGCGGCCTGGACGCCATCCGCTCGGCCATCAATACGGCAGAACGGCAGTTCCAAGTTATTGAGGGTGGCAAAAATGCCGATAATGGTGGACGCCCTCCCAAAACCAAAGAAAAGAAGCCCTGCCCTGTTGTCACCATCGGGCATCTGGACGGGTCTTTTTACTTTCTTGATCGCGTTGGTCAGCTGCGCGTGCTCAAGGCATCGCAAATGACACGCCGGCCAGATCTGGTGGCGTTGTTCGGTGGCAATATCGACTGGCTGAAAGAAACATTTCCGAAAACGGCAAAAGTCAAAGACAAGGATGCAGAAGGCAATGAAACAGCGCGTGAAGTTGTGGTTGACTTTAATATCAATCACACTTGCCAGTTCCTTCAGCGTGAGTGCTTTTCTGCTGGGCTTTTCGGTGATCACATACAGATCCGCCGTCCGGGCATCTGGCCTACGTCAGAAGGTATGCCGGTGGTGCATTGTGGCGACCGTGTTCTGGTGGGTTCAAAGCTGGAATTACCAGGCACGCGCATTGGCAATCAGATCTGGGCTGCTGCACCAGCTGAGCCACGTCCAGCAGAGCCGTGCGAGGCGATTGATGCGCGGGAATTTCAGCGCCAAGTCAGGGAATTGTGGGATTTCCGGCTGGAAGGCAGCGATATCATTGTTATGGGCATGTTGGCCTGCGCGTATTATGGCGCGGCCATTCCGTGGCGTCCTGCCGGATTTCTAACAGGCCCTGCCGGTTGCGGTAAATCTTCCCTGCTACGTGTGCTGCAAAATGCCATTCCGCTCAAATTCGCCACGAATGACGCATCAAAGGCCGGTATTGAACAGATGGTGGATGGTCGCGCCATTCCCATGCTGGTGGATGAAGCATCAGACCGTGTGGATCAACGTGCTGCCCGTGCCCTGCTGGATCTGGTGTTGTCCGCAACGGGTGGCGAAGGCACAAAAGGTGCGCGTGGCGGTTCGGATGGTATCGCCCGCAAGATTGCGGTGGCCGGTTCCATCATCATGGCATCCATCCGGCCACCGGATATGGAAGCGCAGCATCTGGGCCGCTTTACACTGGTGGAAATGCAGGCACCTAAAAACGGTGCAGACCACACGGCAGAACATCGGGAATTTGCTGAATGGGCAAAGGAAATCGGGCCAAAGCTATGGGGTCGCGCATTGGCAGGATGGCAACGCTATAGTGCAGCGCGTGTGATCCTCCGTGCCGCCGTGGGCCGTTCCGGTTGTCAGCCGCGTGAAATGGATCAGATGGGGTCATTGCTGGCCGGTTGGTGGACATTAGCTAACGACACCGTGCCAGCAGAAACGGAAGCAGATCATATTGTAAGGAGTGTTATGGGTTACATCCGCACGGCAGAAACGGCGGAAGCCGCAAGTGGCAGCCAACAGATGATAGATCATCTGCTTTCGCAAAAGGTGCAAATGGATCGCTCAACAGATCGGCGGTCACTTTCATCACTGATAGAGCGCATGCTGGTGCCGGTGAATGAAGAAAAGCCGGATATAGAGGAAAATGCGTTCTCCCGTAAAAACGTTGCATCCGTTCTGGCAAGTTATGGTATCAGGGTTGTCAGACGGAATGAACCTACGCCCCGCAGCGGTCAGGATGTGCCGCGTGGCAGTGAAGGTGATGGCTTGTGGATCTGGCCGCGCAACGCTATGCTGACGGCACTGTTCAAGGACACGCCATTTGCCGGGCAGAAGTTCGTTTATGAGTTTTCGCGAATGGAAAGCTACAGGCCGCCGCCGCGTAACGCGCGCGGGCATCAGATTACCATCACCATGGATGGTAAGAAGAACAAGGGTTGCTTCTGGGTCAGGTGTTGTGAGCTTGGCTTGTCTGATGATGGTGACGATGGGCTGTAAAGGAACCATGGAACCGCAACGGAACCGCGCCGGTTCCCATTAGTTCGTTATATTTCCTAAAGGGAACCAAAACCCCTATAGGGAACCTGTTTTTTCACTCCTATACAGAAGCGCGCTCTCCGTGCCTCAAATCCATTGTGAGAGAAAATAGCAGTTCCCTTAGTTCCTTAGTTCCCTTTCTTTCTAACATATTGATATATATAAATAATAAAAGGAACCAGAAGGGAACCACATGGGAACCGCAGGAACCTCGCTAGAAATGAAAGCCTTCAAGCCCATAAGCGGGCAGGAAATGGCACAGGCCGTGGAAGATCGGTTGTTTGAGGCCGGATACACACTGGCCTGCTTGCCAGCCCACGGCATCCGTCCAGCTGGATGGGGCAAAGGCTGGGGCGAAACGCTGATGGACATGGATGATCTGCTGACACTCACGGCAGAAAGTGAAGTCCGGCCACCCATGCCAACAGCTGCCGCCATTACCCGCATGGATGAGGCGTTCACTTGGGTGCAGGGTATTTCCAATGTCAGTCACCGCCGCGTCGTGCTGCTCTGGATGATGATCCACCCGCTCTCACGCCAACATCGCTATAGCTGGAGGCAGATTGGCAGCTTTTTGGGTGTGAGCGATAAAACAGCAAAAAGCTGGTTTTTCAGGGGGATAGCTGAGATCACGAAAAAAAATTACACCTAACTGCATTTTTTACTTCTCAAACTCCGCAAAATGCAGTTTTTTAGACACCATGATAAGGGGTCGTGCAGCCAACAGGCTACGCGGCCTTTTTTTATGCCCAGATGAAAGCGAAACATGCCTGTCAGATCTCCAGTTTTCCGGCCGCGCTGGCACAAGCCAGAAGCGCAACGCCGGAAGGAGTTCGATAAGCAGCGCGGCACATCGCGCCAGCGCGGTTACGATGCCGCATGGGGAAAGGTTCGCGCCCAGCACTTGGCCCTGCATCCAATCTGCTGCGTGCCTGGATGCAGAACACCGCGTGATAGATTGAACGTCGATCACATCGAAAGCGTGCGGGAAAATCCGTCCAGGCGGCTCGACCCCAGCAACCTGAGAACGCTCTGCCAGTCGCATCATTCGGCCAGAACAAGCCGAGATCATAGCTGGAACCGCTGAAAATCGGCAGAAAACGGCAGAAAACCGCCATTTTTGACGAAAAACACGTCAAAACGGGTGGGGGTGTCAAATCTCTGCCGGCGGCGAGCACCTGAACCGCGCCATGGGCAAATTTTTGCAACCGCGAAATTGAGGAAAAAAGTTACCAGGATGGTTGGATGGAAACCCTCCTACCTATTCGCATGAGGGAAGGTCATCATGAGAGGTAGAAAACCAAAGCCACGCCACCTTCGTGTGATTGAAGGCAATCCGGGAAAGCGGGCTCTCCCAGAAGATGGTGTCCGGCTCCCGTCCGAATATGCGGCGCCACCAGATTTTCTGGATGAGGTGGCACGGGCTGCGTGGGAGCGCCTTGTCCCTCCTTTAGTGGAGCGCGGGCTTTTCACAGTTCTGGATCATGACAGCATCGCGGCCTACTGCGAAGCATTCAGCCGGTGGCGCAAGCATGAACAGTCCTTGAAGGATGCCGGTCAGGAAACCTTCGAGACGCATGGCAGGCAAGGACGCATGATCCGGACACGGCCAGAGCTGGGCATCATTTCTGAACAGATCAGGCTCATGACCAGCATTGGCTCCAATTATGGATTTTCGCCCGTTGCCCGCATGCGCCTGAAGGATGTCGGGCAAGGTGACTTGTTCAACCCATTTGACAACGTGTGAGTATGGCCAGCTACCCCTACATTCGGAAAGCGCAGCGGTACATCAAGGATGTTCTGTCTGGGAAAATTCCGGCTTCATGGCAGGTGGTAGCTGCATGCAGACGGCAACAGCAGGATCTGGCGCGGTCTAAGCAGAAGAAATGGCCGTATCGGTTTGATAAGGAAGAAGCTGAGCGCGTCTGTCGCTTTCTGGAGCTTATGCCGCATATCAAAGGCCCCAAGGCCCGCGATGGCGAACTGATAGAGCTTGAAGGCTGGCAGTGCTTTATTCTGACCACGGTTTTTGGGTGGCTGCATAAGAAAACGGGCTTCCGGCGCTTCCGGCGCTCCTTTATCGGCGTGCCGCGTGGGAATGCCAAAAGCACGCTGTCATCTGGCGTGGCGCTGTTCATGCTCACGGCTGATGGGGAACCTGGGCCAGAGGTCTATTCTGCGGCCACCACGCGTGATCAGGCCAAGATCGTGTTTGGCGATGCCCAGGCCATGACGCGTAAAACGCCGCCACTGGCACGCAAGTATGGGCTGGATGTTCAGCAGCGCGGGATTATCTCGGCCTGCAATGATGGCATTTTTCGCCCACTCTCGCGTGATGCCGATACACAGGACGGCCTGAACATCCATTTTGGGTGTCTGGATGAGGTGCATGCCCATAAAACCCGTGAAGTGTATGACGTGGTGGAAACTGGTGCAGGTAAACGTGACCAGTCCCTGATCTGGGCCATCACCACGGCAGGATCAAACAGATCCGGCATTGGTTATGAGCTCTGGACTTATCTGGAAGCCGTGCTGCGCAAGGTTTTGGCAGATTGGGAAGAGAGCCCCTACCCGCTCAAAGGCGATCAGGCGGAAGATGAGCAATTTTTCGGCATCATCTACACCATAGATGATGGTGATGATTGGACAGATCCTGCCTCGTGGCAGAAGGCCAACCCGAACTGGGGTGTTTCTGTCATGCCTGACTATGTTGCGGGCCTTGCTAACAAGGCCATGCAGCTTGCCAGTGCGCAGAATAACTTCAAAACCAAGCATCTGGATGTCTGGGTGAATGCGGATCAGGCATGGATGGACATGCAGGCATGGAAAAAATGCGCTGATTATGGGCTGTCTATTGATGATTTTGCCGGTGATGATTGCATTGAGGCACTGGATCTGGCCAGCAAGATCGACCTTGCAAGCAAAATCCGGCTGCTTCAGCGCCAGATAGATGGTGTGACGCACTATTACGCCTTTGCCACCTTCTACCTGCCTCAGCGGGCTGTAGATGAGGCAGCAAACGCGCAATATCAGGGCTGGGCGATTGACGGGTATCTCCAGACCACGCCGGGTGACGTGACAGACTTTGAAACAGTCGAAGCCGGCCTTCTGGAAGATAAAAACAGCTTCAGCGTCACGGATGTTGCCTATGACCCATGGCAGGCTACCCAGTTGGCGCAGCGCATGTCTGAAAAAGATGTGCCCATGCGCGAATATCGCCAGACCGTGCAGAACTTTTCCGAAGCCATGAAAGAATTGGAGGCCCTGGTGTTGTCCGGAAGGCTGCACCATGACGGCAACCCGGTTCTGGAATGGTGCATCTCCAACGTGGTCTGCCACACGGATGCAAAGGACAACATCTACCCGCGCAAAGAGCGAGTGGAAAACAAGATTGACGGTGCCGTGTCTCTGATCATGGCGCTGGGCGTGGCTCTGCATGGAGCTGAACAAGGTTTCGTTTACGAAGGAATGTAATAATGGGGCTTCTGGATTTCCTGCGTGGATCTGGGCCGCCGGTCTCCGCACGCCGGGAGCCTCGCCTTCATGCTGAAGCTGGTGTCAGCTCGCCTGCTGATAATTTTCAGGCAGGCGGCCCATGGGTTTCGTTTCCAATGGGTGGGCCTTCCCGCTCTGGCGTGCTGGTCAATGAGCGCACCACGCTTTCTCTGCCTGCCGTCATGCAGGCTCTGCGCATCCTGTCTGGCGTGTTTGCCATGGTGCCTATGCACTATTGCCGGCACGATGGCACTGGCACGCACCGGCTGACGGATGATCCGCTCTATCAGCTGATGAACGGGCGACCAAATGACGCGCAAAGCCGCTTCGCTTTTCGGGAAATCCTGATGAGTGATCTGCTGATGGCCGGGAATTTTTACGCGTATGTCTCGCGGGATGCCTTTATGCAGCCTGTGGCGCTTACGCGGCTTGATCCGTTTGGTACATTGCCGTTGCAGTCATTCGAACGGGCAACCGGGCAAAGCATGTTTTATGATACCACCCTGCCCGATGGCTCGTCCGGGCGCTTTGCAGCGCGTGATATCTGGCACGTTAGCGGCATGAGCCGGAACGGCCTGCAAGGTCTTAGCCCTATCGCCTACATGAAAGAGGCATTTGGCGAGAGCATCGCTACAGCCACCTATGTGCAGAATTACTGGCGCAATAACGGCCAGCCGCCAGTCATCATGACATCGGATAAGCCAATTGAGCCTGGAGCACGTCAAGCCATCAAGGAAGATTGGCAATCACTCTATTCAGGCCCCATGAATGCAGGCGTGCCAGCGGTTCTGGGAAATGGTCTGAAGGCCGCCTACATGCCCATGAACAACAAGGATGGGCAGTTGGTGGAAACACGCACTGCCCAAGTGCTGGATATTGCGCGTGCATGGGGTGTTCCGCCGCATCTGATTTTCGAACTGTCCAAGGCTACGTTCGGGAATATTGAGCAACAGTCTCTGGAATTCGTGATCTATCACCTTGGCCCGCATTTCGCACGCGTAGCAGATAGCGCCATGCATGCCTTTGCGGGTGCAGGCTGCATTTTCAAGCATGATCCATCTGACCTGCTGAAAGGCGGCTTTCTGGATCGTGCTCAGGGTGTTTCCGCTCTCCGTAATGCGGGCGTGATGAACACGGATGAAGCCCGTAACAATTTCGATCTGAACCCCGTGGGCGGTGATGTCGGATCTGAGCTGTGGCGGCCAATCAATATCGGTGTGGCAGGCGAAACCCCAGCCGGAACAGAATCAGGAAACTGACATGACACGATATTATGCGCTGGAAGCGATCAGGGCACAGCCCTGGGCGATCCTTCCCGCACATCTAGGCGCTATTGAGGCCATTGCTGCCCGTGCGCTGGAAGCTCCCGTGCTGGACGTTCTACGGGCTGATGGGCACTCAGAACGCTATCAGACCATGCTTTCAGCCGTGGCTGATACCGGCAAGCGCATGAACGGCACAAACAACGTCACGCTCAACAAGCAGGGCGTTGCCACCATCCCTGTCATGGGGCCGATTTTCCCGCGCGCCAATCTGCTGACTGAGTTTTCAGGCGCTACAGACCTCAACAGCCTGTCGGCAGATCTTCAGGCAGCGCTGTCCAGTGCAGACGTCAAGCAGATCCTCATGGTGTTTGACAGCCCCGGCGGCGTCACCATGGGTGTGAGTGACATGGCCAGCCAGATTGCAGCTTCCAGCAAGCCTGTCACGGCCTTTGTGCCGGGTATGGCTGCATCTGCCGCCTATTGGCTGGCAAGCCAGTGCTCCACCATCCTGATGGACAATACAGCCTTGGTCGGCTCCATCGGTGTGGTCATGTCTGGTGCAAAACAGGTGGAACCGGACGCAAACGGCATGATGGAGGTGGATATTGTCAGTTCCAATGCCCCAAACAAGCGTCTGGACGTCACATCCGATGATGATCAGGCGCAGATCCGCACCGTGCTGGATGATCTGGAGGCCGTATTTCTCCAGGCTGTCGCACAGGGCCGCCACACATCGGTGGACAACGTAAAACAGAATTTCGGCCAAGGCGGCATGAAGGTGGCAAACAGCGCCATTTCAGCCGGAATGGCCGATGGTATCAGCACGCTTTCGGCCACCTTGGCCAAGCTTGGTGCCGCAAACCCTCCAAAAACGCCGGTAAAATCCGCTCCACGTCGCGCCGCTGCAATGGCTGATCTGGAAGCACGCCGGAAACTCGCAGAAGGACACGCGTAAATGGCCGTTCGTGACCGCATCACAGCACTCCGCAGCCGTCAGGCCGAAGTGCATGCCGAAATGGACAATATTCTGGCTGCATCAGAAAGCAATGAAGCTGGCGATCTGACAGAAGAGCAAACCGCAGCATATGACCAGTTGCGGGCAGAAGATGATCGCCTGACAGCCAGTATTGAGCGAGAAACTGACATGGAGCGCCGCCGTGCAGCAGCTGCGCGTCCGATGGCGCCTCTGCCTGCAGGAAATCCCGGTAGCCGTTCTACGGTTCCGGCTCAGGCTGAGCAAAAGCTTGCCCCTGGCATCAAGTTTTCCCGTCTGGTGCAGGCTGTTGCTGCTACCCGTGGTGAAGGCGGCATGCGTGCTGTTCTGGATTTTTCAGAAAAAACGTGGGGCTCCACTTTCGCTGCCGCTGCGGCTGACAACATGGAACAGTCCGTGGATGTGCAGGGTGGCTTCCTGGTCAATACCGATTATTCCACAGATCTGATTGAGGCCCTGCGTCCTGCTGTGGCTGTTCGGAAAATGGGTGCGGTTTCCGTGCCGATGCCAAATGGCAATATGACTTTCCGTAAGCAAACCGGCACATCCAATGCCCAATGGCTGGGTGAACGCGCGCCCGTGCCAACATCAGCACCTCAGGTGGATGTGGTGGCAATGAAGGCCAAGAAACTGGGGGCGTTGGTGCCGATCACCAATGATCTGCTGCGTTACAATTCGATCCAGACAGACAATCTGGTGAATAATGACGTCACGCGTTCTGTGGCTATTGCGGAAGATCAGCAGTTCATTCGTGGGGCAGCTTCCGATTTTGCGCCTGCTGGTCTGCGTTACCTGGCTAATGCGGCCAATGTCATTGCGGCAAATGCTACGGTCAACGTGCAGAATGTGCGCAATGATCTTGGGAAACTCCGTCTGGCACTCACCAAGAATAACGTGCCTATGCAGTCTCCGGGTTACATCATCAACCCGACTCTGGTGGAATTCCTAAGTCAGCTTCAAACCGCCACAGGCGCTCTGGCATTCCCTGAAATTGCAGATGGTCGGATTGGCGCTTTCCCCTATGCCAGCACCACTTCTGTGCCTGATAACCTTGGCACTGCCGGCAATGAATCTGAGTTGTATTTTGCGGACTTTGCCCAGATCCTGATCGGTGATGCTTTCCAGACCACGTTGGCCGTCAGCACGCAGGCTATGTATGTGGACGCAGGGGGCACATCGCGCTCCGCATTCCAGAATGATGAAACGCTGGTGCGTGTGATTGAGGCTGTGGATCTGAACACGCGTTACGATAGCGCCATTGCGGTGCTGACGGGGGCTGCATGGTTCCCTGGTGCAGTCGCGGGGCAGTAAAATGAAAATTGTGACCTTTACAGACCGTTGTGGCGGCATTGGTGCCGTTTACAACAAGGGTGATGTAGGCATGTTTCCGGATAACGTGGCTGATGCCATCGTGGCAGCCAAAAAAGGCACTGCAAAGCCGGTGCCTGAACCGGAACCCGCTGAACCGGAAGAAACGGGCCAAAAAGAGCCGGAAACACCTCAAAATGAGGAAAAACCAGCTGAAAATGAGCCAGAAACGCCAGAAAATGGCAAATCCTAACGGTCTCCATATGGAGGCCGTTTTTGTTTGGGGTGCAGTATGACAGTTGCAGTCATTACACCTGCCGAAAAAACAGATCTGGTAACGCTGGAGAGTGTGAAAACATATCTCCAGATCTCGGATGATAGCCAAGATGCTCGGCTTGGGCAGCTTATCACTGCTGCATCTGGCAGCTTTACCGATTATCTGGGGCGTCCGTTGGCGCTCCAGACCTATCGGGAACGCTGGACGCTGCGTGGACGCATTCCGGGCGTCAATCTGTCCAATGGGCCAGTTGCCACCATTCTATCTGCATCTGTGGATGGGGTGGCATGGTCTGGCCCGCTGGATGAATGCGATGTTGACCGCAAGAATGCACGCATCATGGCATCTGCATTCCTGCCGCCACGGCAAATGGTTTTCCATAGGTCTGTTGTGGTAGATATCATCTACATAGCGGGCTTTCTGTTGCCTGGTATGGATGTTCCTACACCAGAAAACCCACTTCTGGCCTTGCAGGTGCAAACCCTTCCCGCTTCCGTGGCTTCTGGCTGCCTGAGCACCATTCAGATGTTGAGTTGCGCCGCTGGGCGTGACCCGCTTCTGAAATCAGAAAGCACGCAAGGGGTGGGCTCGGCATCCTATGGCACGCTAGATCCTACCGTTGGTGGACTGACGCCAGATGCCGTTGGTACATTAGATCGGCTTGGCATTGCTGCGGATTGGATGGCCTGATGGGCCAGATTACCGAAACCCGCAAGCGGCTGCTTGCCAGAAGTGGCCGCCAGATGGTGCTCACGGCACGAGATGGCAGCAATCCGGTCACATTGCGTGCATATGCACCGCCGCCGCAATCCTCACAGCTGGCGGACGGCATGCCCAAAGCGCCGTTCATTGCTCAAACGTTAGCGGATGAGCTGAGCGCCGCCAATGTCACGCCAAAGGCGCAATGGCACCTCAAGGATGGCCCCAAGACCTACAGCCTGACAGATGCCACGCCCGTTTATGACGGGGCCACCATCTGCGGCTGGACGCTGATTGCAGCAGGAGGCGACTAATGCCCTCAGAAACAGTGTGGAACGATGCCTATGCCCGTGCCAGCGCCGTGGCAGAGGCGTTGGGCCATCTGATCGGTGATCCCCTGACATGGGATTTTTCCAGCGATGGCAAAGCATTTGTGGCGCTGGATATGTCCTCGTCCAGCATAGATAGCCTGGAACTGGGTGATCAACAGGCGCAGGAAAGCGGCCAGATCTGCATCATGCTCTGGATACCACAGGGCCGGATGAACACGCCCGCAGTGCTGTCCATCATGAATGCGTTTGAAGCGGCTTTCCGCACCAACCCGGTAGATCCGGATAAATGCTGGCCAAACGGCCTATTTTACGATGGCCAGACTTACACGCCTCCTTCCTTTCTTGCTCAGACAGGTAATTGGTATGTTGCCACGTTGATGGTGGATTACCGCTGGCAGAATATTACGGAACAAAAACCATGAAATTCTTTCCGCTTATCGAAACAGCAGCTAATTCTGGCCAGTTTCAGCTTTCTGGGGCTGCTGTAGAGGCAGACAACACCACTGCCGCCCTGGCATTGATTGAGCCCACCGTTGGCGCAGGCCTGCGCTATGGCGCATGGCTGTATCATGAGGTGCGCGGCCTGCCGGATTTTGCACCCGTAACGGATGCTGAAAAAGGCAAATCCTATGCTGTTCTGGCGCAAATTGGCGGCACAGATCAGCCCTGGACGCCAGATGGGCAGCAGCTTGTCTCTGCGCTGTGCGATGCCTCTAACCTGTGCCTGTCTATGGCGCAGTATATGGGTTTTCGCCTCGGCCTGATGCCCGTGGATGAAAAACCTGTAGCCGCACCGGCCACATCTGGCACTGAAACAACGCCAACATCTGGCGGAACAGACAGCACGGAAAAACCTGCCAGCTAACGCTGTTCCCTTCTCCATTCTTTCAACACAGGCCGCCTTCGGGTGGCCTTTTTTATTGAGGTGAACAATGGCTTTTACTGGAGCCACAGCAGGCTTGGCAGCCGGTGCACAAACCAATGATACGCGTTTGGATGTCGCGCTAGAAGCTACATATGCCACACCCCCAACGGGCAACTATCAGGCCCTGCGCATCACGGGGGAAACCCTATCACGCTCACAGACCACAGCGCGGCCGGAAGAAATCAATTCTGTCAAAGAAGTCTCGCAATCTGTGGTCACGCAGGTGCAGGCGTCTGGCACAATCTCTGGTGCTCTGTCATCCGGTACGTTTGATGCACTTTTGGCGGGTGTCATGGGTGCTGATATCATCCCCATGACCACCCAGACATCTGGCACAACGTTTTTCACCATCACGGGTTCAACATTGACAATCAGTGGTACAGGCACGTCTGCATGGATGACAACATTCGTGGCCAATGCGGGCACGATTGTTGTCAATTCTCCCAGCAATAATCTGAACAACGCCATTTTTGCGTTCAGTGGCAAAAATAACACTGCAGGCACATTTAGCCTGATTGCAGGCCCATCCGTTACGGGCACAGTCAAATCCACTAACGGTGATACGATTTCCGTGGGGGGCTGCCTAAACGGCAATCTGGATAAAACATTCACAGTCCGCAAAAAACTTCTTGGCCAGTTCCTGATGTATCCGGGCAGTCTGGTTTCCCAGGCACAGTTCCAGTTCCAGCAGGCGCAGTTTGATACGGTCAGTATTGATATCATCAGTGCAGATGAAGTGTTGTCTGCCGTAGATGTTTCAACGGCTGTTCTGCCCGCGCCATCTGGAAAGGTTCATAACTCTGTCAACAACTTTCTAGGTGTCACCATTAACGGCAATAAACCCGCCGGGTGCGTCACGCAGTTTACCTGCACGCTGGCGCGTAATGGTGCGGCGAACGATTATGGTATGGGCCATACTGGGGCCTGCGGCGTGCGTACAGGTCAGTTTATGGCTAGCGGCAGCATTGAATTCTTTTTCCGCAGTTGGGATGAATACAATGATGCGCTGAATGGTACGCAGGGTGAAATTATTATCCAGACTGTTGATGATAGCGGCAATGGATATGCGTTCGTTTTCCTAAATGCAGCCTTGCGGAATGCCAAAGTCAACAGTTCGCAAACCAATCAGACCGTGAAAGTATCGTTTGATATTGAGGGCAACCCCACAGCATCAGGCGGCACGTTCGCCATTGTGCCTCTGAGTGGTGTTGCCGTCACAGGTTCCTGATCTCGCCTTACCTGAAAAACAGTTTCACAAAGGATCGTCATAATATGACGGCCCTTTTTGTTCGTACCCATAACTCACAGGGTTTTACACAATGGCTAAACTTTCCTCTTTTACCCGCAACGCAACTGCAATTGCAGAAGGCACGCCCGTTACAGTGGGCGTGACAGATCAGTTCGTTATCGTCACGCGGGGCATGACCGCAGATTATGCCGATCGCCTGTGGGCGCTGCGCCGTGCGGCTGTTATCCGGTATAATACCGGCCTGTCTGTAACAGATGTGCCGGTAACTGAAAGTACGCTGCCGCCATCTATGGATGATGTGTGCCAGGCGCAGGCTCTGAGCGAAAAGTGCCTGATTGACGTGCAGGGTCTGGAAAATGACGATGGCAGCCCCATTGATATCGCCACTTTTAATGAAATGATCACACACCGCGAAAACCGGGCGCTGCTTGGTCTGGCATTGCAGGCGGCAGCATCTGTTGGGCGCGCCACCAAGGAACAGCTCAAGGTCGCTGAGGGAAACTAACAGCCGCCCTGCGCTGGCACCTGATAGATGGCCCGGTAGTGGCGGCCTGTGCTGTTCAGCCACCGCCACTGCGTGCGCTAGACGCATATGACGCGTAGCTGCGGAAAGTCGATCCGGAGCCCGCAAACATGCTGCCCTGGCGGTGCTGGCATGGCGTGGCCGGAACGCGCCGGTATCGGGCGGAAATTTACGGCGCTGGCATGGGGGCAACGCGTGGCGTGTCCTATCCGCAGCCATTAGCTGATGCCGAAATCCTGCGCTGGTGCCACATGCGGCGGCTGAATGAGGCGGAAACAGATTTCACCTTCCAGCTCGTGAAATCACTGGATCAGACATTCCTCCAGATCCGTAACCAGCAGATCCAGCAGGATCTGGCACACACTTTTAGGAAAAGATAGCATCATGGCACGGGCACGTATGGCGGAGACTATTCGGGAGCAGATCAATCTGGCCACCCGCAATGTTCTGGCATCGCAAAGCCTGCATGATCTGGTTGCGCGGGAATGCCGTGATCTGCGTGATGCCCAGATATCCTCTGGCGCTGCCTCTACCGTATTCAGCACATTTGTTGATGGCCGTAGAAACGATGCGGAGGAGCATGTGCGGCTGGATAACGGCATTGTCAGCTATGTGTTTTCCTATCTGGCGCAGGGTGTGGCCTTTGCGTTGGCTGAGTGCCAGAAACGCTCTCCTGTCCACACAGGCGCATTCCGCAAGGGGTGGGCCGTGCGTGTGAACGGGAAATGGTGGGCGCGCCCTGCCGCTGCCATTCAGCCGGGCAGCATTGTAGAAATCGTCAATACCATGCCCTACGCCCGCAAGATTGATACGGGTGGGCAGGAAACCAGCGTTCCACCAGGGATTGTAGAGGCCGTGCGGCAGGCAACGCGCCGCCAGTTCCCCACGCTCACGATTGCCCGAAAATTCATTAACCTCACGGGCGGTCAGGATGCACGCGGCGGCCCTCTGCCCTACGTGCTGAAAGCGCAGGGCATTGAAAGCGGCCTTACCTGGTCAAAATCCGATGGGTTTGAGCGCCTCAGAAAGCCCCGCCGTAGCAACCGCAAAGATCGCGCCGCCGGTCAGGTCATGACGTATCCAGCTCTTGTGCTGACGGAGTCCGAAAATGGTTAAAGCCACTACAGTTATCAATGAGGTCATCAACCGCGTGCTGTTAGATGATCAGACTGCGGAGCCTGTCAACGCCATTGGTACGCGCATGGAAGGGCTTCAGGATAAAATTGAGGACGTGGCGGCCAGCGGTGAAAATCTGGGCACCGCATTGGTCAAAGGCATGGAGGATGCCGAAACAGCTACTGAACGTGCGGTGGAGGTTGCCACGGCAGGTACCGGAAAGTTGCAGAGTGCATTGGGGCATCTGGAGGACAACATCTCCCAGATCAGCCATGACGTTCAGCTTGGTGCCAAAAATTCAGAAAGCGCCTTGTCTGATATTCAAGATGCCGCACAGGAAACATCCGTTTCAGCAGATGGCATCAGCTCCGCCTTTCGTGACAACCTGAAGGAAGCAGCGGCTGCCTCTGGCAGTCTGGCTGATGCGCTATCGCAGGATGCCACAAAGGCGGATGTGTCGTGGCAGGCGGCGGCTGGGCGTGCTGGAGATAGCATTTCCAAAGTGCAGCGGCAGATCCGCTTGCTGCAAAATGAGTATGACCGTCTGGATGCGCGTGGCCGTGCCGCTGTTGCCAGTGGCAGCACCAGCCCAGAGGATGTGACACGCGTTCTGGAAGCTAACAAGAAAGCGCAGGATGATGCCGCCATCAGCCTAGCCAAACTGCGGCTAGAACAGGCTGCCACCGTTACAGATTTTGACCAGATGGCGGAAAGCGGGGCAACTGCATCTGCTGTTATTGACAGAATGTCCGCCGCAGATCTGGCGCAAACAATGGCTCTGCGTGAATTGCGGGCTGAGTTTGAAAAAGGCCAGATCACGCTGGATGTTTATAAAACTGGCTTGCAGGAAATCACCATAGAATACGCCAAGCTGAGCGGTGCATCCGCAACAGCTCTGGCGACCATTGCGCAGAATCATCAGGATAGCATCAACAGCAGTCTGGGCATTACCCTGCCGAACGTTGATCACGCATCCAGACTGGAGGATGTTGCCCAGGCATTTCAAGAGGCTGACAACCTGCGTGCCAAACTGGTGCCATTGGCAGCGGCAGAACGTGATTACGCCAGCGCCATTGCGGTAGCTAGTGATGCGCGGGAGCGCGGCGTGATTGATCTGGGCGAATATCTGGCCGCCATGGATCGCGCCACCGCATCCTATCAAAAACAGAAAGATGCCATTGCCGCCAGCGTGCAGACGCAACAGGAAGCATTGCGCTTGCAGCGTGAATCCGTAGCAGCCGGTGCGCAGCAAAAAATCAACACATGGGCCGGTGTCACCACGCCGGAATACGGGCAGGCCGATAGTCGGCAGGAGGATTTTGAGGCCGCAGCGCAGGACGCAGCAAAGCTGCGGGCCGAGCTTGTGCCATTGGCTGCGGCAGAACTGGATTACACAAAAGCGCAGCAGAAAGCATCCGCCGCACTGGCCGCCGGTATTATTGAGCAGGGTGAATACGATGCCTATATGAGCAGAGCCACGGATAGCCTGAACCGCCAGAAATCTGCTCTGGGCGGTAACGCAGCAGCGGTAAAATTAACCTCGTTCGAAATGGGTATTCTGGCTGACGAAACCCATAAGTTTTTCGATCAGGTTCTGGCTGGGGGCAGCCCGTTACAGGCTGCGTTTTACCAGGTGCCAAATATGGTGCAGGTGATGGGCGGCTTGGATGGTGCACTGACACGCGTGGTCAGTGGTTTATCCGGCCCTGCCGGTCTCGCCATTGCAGCAGGTGCCGCTGGTGCCGCCATTTTTGGCTTGGGCAAGTATGCGGAAAGCGAACAGGAAAGCCTTGCTCAGCTTTCCACCCATCTGCGTGCCACGCGGGCTGATTATGATGATATGTCCAAATCTGCTGAAAATGCTGCCCGTGCGCTACATGACCAGTATGACGATATCTCGCTCTCAGACAGCCGCACCACAGTGCAGACCATTGCGGCTGTGCCTACGGTGGATGCCAGCCAGATCCAGCGTCTGACAGCAGACAGCCGAGATCTGGCTGCTGTCATGAACACCACGGTACCAGATGCTGCCAAGACGCTGGCAGCAGCACTGGAAGATCCGGCCAAGGAAGCACAGGCACTGGCAGATCAGCATTTGCCCGGCTTCAACGCTGGGCTGGTGCTGAGCGTGCAGCATATGGTGCAGATGGGCCAGCAGGCTGATGCCGTTTCTCTGGTGATCCAGAAGCTGGAAAGTGCCATTCATGGAGCTGCTGATCAGGGCCTGACACCGTTCCAGACTGCATGGCGCAAGCTCAGCGATGAAATGGGCGGTGCATCCAGCATTATCGCGTCTGAATCCCGTAGCATTGGAGATCTGTTTGTCTCCATGGCAACAGAGGGCATCAACGCTGCGGATGATCTGGTCAAGCATCTGAAAAAACTGCCTGATGAAATCAGTAGCATCTGGAGTAGCATCAAATCTGGATCATCTAGCGGCTTTAGCTGGCTGGAAGGCAAGATCGAAAGCCTGATGCCCGAAAGCCTGCGAAAGCTCATGGCACAGGGCAACACGGCAGATCCTACGTTCTCCATGCCCAGCAATCCGGCAACATCTGCCACGCATGTGCAGGCAGATGGCGGCATCAAGTCCGTGCAGAGCATGATTGACCAGGTGGCGCAGGAACAGCACCTGAATGGTGATATCACCAGTCTGATGCACGCCATAGCACCTGCGGAAAGCAGCACGGGCCAATACCTGAAAGGTCAGTTGGTGCGCTCCAGTGCCGGTGCCATTGGCGCCATGCAAGTGAAGCAAGACAACGCGGCCGGAAATGATCTGACAGATCTGCACGGAAATGTTTCTGCCAGTGCTCAGCTGCTGGAGCACCTATACACCAAATATGATGGTGATCAGACACTGGTTGCCATGGCCTATAACTGGGGAGAATCTAACCTAGACCGCTATTTGAAAAGCGATGGTGATCCTAGCCGCATTCCTGCGGAAACCATGGATTATCTGGCAAAAACTACAGAGGGCGTGCCTTATGGCGCTGTCACATCTGCAAACATGCAGAAATCTGTGGATAGCGTGGTTTCGCAGGGTGATACTGGAGTAAATGGCCAGCGTGATGATCTCACGCGCTCTCTGGTAAAGCAGGAAGGTGCTCTGGATACTGTCAATAAGCAGTATCAGGCTGGCATTATTTCCCAGAAAGAGTGGTCTGATCAAACAAAGGTTATTCATGATCAGATAGACGCTACCAGCGCCTCTCTCGCCAATCTGCGTGATCCCTTGCAGGAAGTGGATCATTCGCAAACGCTAGCCGCACAAAGCGCATCTGCCTTAACGGGCTATGACCGGCAGATGGGCAGCGTGGCACAGGAGGTTGACCAGGCGCAGCTTTCGCTTAACGGGGCGCACGCATCTGCAACCCAGATCATGGCAGCGCAGGCGCGTGAGCAATCCATTCTGGCGGATGAATGGCATGCCAGCACGTCTGCCATGTCAGATCAAACACAGGCGCTGGATAAGGCCAATGCGGCCTATGCAGATGGCAGCATGTCTGCACAGGATGCGGCTTCTTATGTGTCTGCCTATACGGATGCAGAAAACAGCTTCCAGAAAGGCACGCCGCAGTTTGTGCAGGCCATGCAGGAGCGCATCAGTGCCGCCAAGGCCCTGACGGTTGCCCAGCAGAACACCCAGATGATCGGGCAGACCAATCAGAACAATGATCAGGTTGCTATCCTGCAAACTGAAACATCTCTGATCGGTTCCAATGATGATGCGCGCCAGAAACTGATTGCTCATATGGAAGTAGAGCAACAGCTTTATAGGGAAGGCCGATCATTAACAGATGAATATTCCCAGCATCTTCTGGCCAGCACAGATGCGCTTTCCGATGCCACGGCGGCATACCAGCACCAGCAGCAGGTGATGGATGATTTCACCGGCTCTATTAGCGATATGGCGGATCAGCTGTCCGATGGCGTGGTGCAGGGCTTCATGCAGGGCACATCCAGCGGCATGTCTTTCAAAAGCATGTTGCAGGGTGTGGATGCCTCGGTTGCCAGTGTGATCGCGCGATTTGCCCTTATCAATCCGCTGCTCAACAGCATTGATGGCGGCACGCGCACCACCCTGGCAGATCTGGACAATCTGTTTGGTAAAGTTGGTGCAGGCAGCAATGCTTCCAGTGCCAGCAACATTCTGTCCGGATATGGTGAAGGGAACGACATCACATCATCCGGCTGGGCATATTCCCCATGGGAAGCCTTGAATGTGAAAAACCAGGCTGCTGCTCCTGAAGGCAGTGGATCTGCCAGTGGTCAGTCCTGGCTGTCTTCGGTCATTGGTACCAAGATCGGTCGCAGCAATGTCACGATTGGCAATGTCGGCACAGGTCTGGCAGGCGGCATTACGTTGGGCAGTGCGTTATCCAGCGTAGGTGGTGGATCTTATGGAACTATAGGTTCTCTGGCTGGAACAGCACTTGGCACAGGGCTGGGCGCTGCTTTCTTTGGCCCTATTGGTGCTATGGTCGGGGGCACCGTTCTGGGTGGTCTTGGAGGACTGATTGGCAGTCTGTTTGCCAAAAAACATGCCGTATGGGACAGCGTTTCCGGTGTGGATGGTCAACTAGAGATCACGCACACCCATACGCGGCGTGCCAGCGATGATGTCTCATCTGGCCTTCAGGATGATCTGGACAGTATCAACAATGTTCTGGGATACACCGGAGCAACAGCAGATACCGGCCTGATTGGTGAAGTTGGTCATCAGAAAAAAGGAAAGAAATCCAGCTCTACCTCGCTTGAGGATATTCTGCCTGATCTCAAACTGAGCAGCTCTGATGCTACGTTTAACATGGCTTTGCAGCAGCTGATGCCGACATCATTTGACAGTGTCAGTGATTACACGCAGGACATTGAAAGCCTGAAAAGCCTTGCTGATACTTTGGACAGCATGAAGGTGTCTGTCTCAAAGTTTGATGATTCCAGCCATGTCACGGTAGATCATTTTAATGGTTACACGGGGGATATGGCCAAAGCACTTTCCACTCTGGATGGAAAGACGCTGAGCACAGACGATCTGCAAAGCAAGTTTGAGGCCATTGAGGAATTTGTAGGCACCACAATGCCAGGGCTTCTGGATGTTACGGCATCCGGTTCCGAAAGCCTGATGCAGCAGGTGGATGATCTGAAGCAGAAATACCAGGACGCCGCCAACACGGCAGCATCCTATGGTCTGGATGCCCAGGCATTGCTGGATAAAGGCAATGCCATTGCTGCTGCCATGATTGCCAATGAGCAGAACACGCTTTTGCAATCTGATCAGTCTGTGCAGGCGCGTTATCTGTCTGCCACGGGTGATCAGGAAGGTGCGGATCTGCTCAATCAGCAGGTTTCGGCCGCACAGGAAATCCAGCAGTTGCAGGATAACTGGCGGGGCTTCCTGGGTGATAACTTTGCCGATAACGTCACCTATCAGCAGCAGCTTGCAGATCTGGAGAAAACCCAGAATGCCGAGCGGTTGCAGATCCAGCAGGAGTATCAGGAAAAAGCTCTGGAGGCGCAGAAGGCAGCTCAGGAACAGGCGCTGGAATATCAGTCTGAAGCAAATGAGAAGCTGGAGTCTGTTTTTGACAGTCTGGACACCTATGAAAAAGGGCTGACCACATCAGACGCTTCGCCATTATCGGTGGCGGATCAGTACAAGGCGGCTAATGATAATCTGCATACGGATTATCAGGCTGCTCTGGGTGGGAATTATGATGCCCTGTCTGCGCTCCAGACTGACATGCAAAACTTCCTGTCTCTGTCCCAGAAATTCAATGGTGGCGGAGCAGCCTATGTGTCTGACTTCAATATGGTGCAAACCATCGTCAAGGCGCTGGGTGGCATGGATCTGACCAAGGTGCAGGCCGATGTGCTGAATAAGATCCAGCAAGGCCAATCTAATCAGACGGAAACACTGGCCTCGCTTTTGCAGGATCTTCTCAAAACGTCTGTGGCACAGCTGCAAGAAACACGCTTTCAGGCGGAAAAATCTTCCGCAGCCTAACGGGATATCACCACAATGCAGCAACGCTGTTTTCTGGGAACGCTGGCCTGCGGGCCTGCGGCTTCCCGCACGACCACATGCCTGTCTTCTGGCGGGTATGTGGATGTTGCCACCGGCACGAAATATCCGCCCATTCTGGCCAGCCTGCCTGATGTGGACAGGGAACTGGATATTTCAATTTCCGGTAGCAGTATGACGCAGAGCTTCGGGCAGCTTACGGTCAATCTGTCCGATGGCGTGGCGGATAGCATGAACGTGCGCAACCATACCGGAGATCTGTCCATTCTGACCGGCCTGCGCAGCTATGACATGGCACGCGGCTGGTGGTCAGATCCGGCACTCTCTGCGTGCCAGCCTCTGTTTACCGGCTCCGCCACCGCATGGCGCACCGGAGCTACGCAAGGCACGCTGACGCTTTCGGGGCCTGCCGTGCTCTCGCGCCAGTTGCCACTGGCAACCTATGCTGGCACTGGCGGCGTGGAAGGCGGATCAGACCTGACAGGCCGGGTAAAACCGCGTCTGCGGGGCTATGCCTTCAATATCACGCCTGTTTGTGTGGATAGCGTCAATCAGATCTATCAGGTGTCTGATGCACCACTTTGGATGGGCACGCAGGGCACTCAACCGGATCTGACCGTGCTGGAAGGCGGCGTGCTGGGGGCGTGGTCTGCGCCGGCAACAGATGGCAGCTGGGCCTATGCCGGCATGGTCAGTGATATCACCACAGCAGATCCGGCCGCAGGCACCTATGTTGTGGAAAGCTCCAGCCGGGGCGCGTTTTTCCGGCTGGGTGGCACGCCGGTTTATGCCATTACCTGCTGGGCCACTGGTGTGATGCCTGATGGCACGTATGTGTCCAGCCTGCCTGATATCGTGCGGCAGGTGCTGGTGCAGGATATCGGTATTCCGGCGGCATCCATTTCCAGCACATGGGCGGATCCGTTCGGCAAGGTGGATAGTGCGGCCGGCGCGTTCTGGGATGGATCTGACAGCTATACCGGGCAGGACATGATCACCGCTCTGTTGCAGGGCACCATGCGCAAGCTGGCTGTTGCGCGGGATGGCACGCTGAAGCTGATCGGCATTACAGACAGCTTTCTGCAGCTTGCGCCACATCAGTGGGAAAAGCTAGCGGTGCTTCCTGATGAGGTGATTGATATCAAGGAAACGGATCTGCCGTCCGAACTGGCGCTGCCTCTCACCTGTGGGCGTTGCACCTACAGCCGCAATTATACGGTGATGAGCACCAGCACACTCAGCCCGAAAGCGGATCTGTCCACCCTGCGCACGCAGCGCAGCGCGGTGACTGTGGGCACGGATAGCCCAACGGTGGAAGTGGTCAGCCCGCCCGAAGTGCTGACCAGCTTGCGCACGCAGGCCGGAGCGCAGGTGGTGGCGGATATCATCAACAACCTGTGGACGGTGGCAGATCGGCGCGTGTTTTACGTCACGCTGCCGTTTGAGCGCCTGTTTGATTTTGAAATGGGAGACGAGATTGTGCTGTTTGCCAATGTGGATGGCCTGCGCGATGGCCTGGGCGGTCTGGTTGTGGGTGAAAGCTGGCGTGGCTCCAGCGCAGGCCAGTGCGTGCTGACGGTGCTGGTCTGATGCAGAATTGTGCGTTCGGCCTGAATAATCTGGTCAAGATCGCTAGCCTTAGTGGCTCGGCGTCCTTCTATGCAGGCGTTTCGGCCGCCAAGGATTTCTCACCCAATCAGCTGGCTACAGACCAGGGCAACACCACGGCGGCGTTCTGGTCTGTTGGGGATAGCAACAAAACGGCATGGTTTCAGGCGCAATGGGGCAGTAACCAGACCATGCGGGCCTTCTTTGTGGGCCGCACCAACCTTGGCCAAGCCGCAACGTGGCAGCTGACAGCCAGTTCTGGCGGCAACACGGTGTATTCTGCCTCTGGCAGCTTTGCCACGCTGGGGGGTGTTGGCCCGGTGCAGATGGTGCATGTGGCACCGCAGAACATTCAGGCCGATACGGTCAAGATCACCATCACCAGCAATGGCAGCGCATCGGAAAGCTATATTTCCCTGTCTCTGGCCTATATCGGGCCGGTCTGGCAGCCAGTGCGCAACATGAGCACCAAGAGCACTACCGGGCTGGATAGCTCCGTGACGGTGAATACCGGCATGAGCGGGGCCGAGTTTGTCACGCCTGCATGGATGCGGCGCAAAGCTGTGGTGGATCATGAATCCTTGGATCTGGCTGACGTGCCGGTGCTGGAGCAAATCCTGCTGCTGGGCGCATCTGGCGCGAATGTGCTGTTTGTGCCGGATCCTGATGCCGATGCCCCCACGCTGAACCTGCGTAGCCTGTTTGGCCGCATCCAGCGCGGAGATCTGAGCAATCCCTATGGCGCTGCCCTGCGGCAGCAGACCAGCTTCACCATTACCGAGCGGCTTTAGGCCGCTTTTTTTATATCAGGACACATTATGCCCACAGCAGAAAACGATGGTGCAGATCTGCGCACCGTCCTGGCAAAACTCGACACCATGCAAGGGGATCTCAGTGAGGTGAAAAAGGATCAGCGAGAAGAGCGCGATGCCCGCGTTGCCCTGGCGGCACGCACGGATGCGCTGGAAAAGCGGGATACGCTGATTTTATCCAAGATCGACAAAATGGCGATTGATGATGCCGAACGCGCTGGTGCCACGCGTCTGACCATGTGGGTTGCCAGTATGCTGGGGCCAACCGGCATCGCAACGCTGGCCGCGGCGCTTTATCACCTGTTCAGTCATCCCTAGCTGACTGCACTGTTTGTCAATGCAGAAGTATTCAGTTCTGAACAGTTCTGAAAAACTGAAACACGCCCATATATGAAGCCATTCCAAATGGCTGTTTTCTGCGGGTTTTATGCTCTGGTGGACTAATTCAGCCAGAGTGTCTGCAAATTCGTCCACTCCGGCCGCCATTGTGCGGCCTTTTTTGTATCCGGAAAAACAGATGAATGATTCCATCCAACTGGCGGCATGCCTGTGCCGCAAGTTCGAAGGCCTGCGCCTGCATCCTTACGTTTGCCCGGCGGGTTACTGGTCTATTGGTTATGGCAATCGTGCCCTGGCCAACGGGGCCGCCGTAACTGCCAAAACTGCGCCCATTACGCAGCAGCAGGCCGAAGCCCTGTTGGTTTTCACGCTGGCAGGCCTGCGGGTGAAGCTGCGCCAGTTGGTGCGCACGCAGCTTTCGCCAAACCGCGAAGGGGCGCTTCTGGATTTCCAGTATAATCTGGGAACAGCAGCACTGGCAGGTTCCACACTGCTGAAAGATCTGAACGCGGGCCACGATATCGCGGCCAGTGATCAGCTTCTGCTTTGGAACCACATGCACCGAAACGGCCAGCTGATTACGGTGCCCGGCCTTACGGCACGGCGCCATGCGGAATGGTTGCTCTGGAGCGGGGTTAATCCCTGCGATGCGCAGTCAGTAGCGCCTGCACCCTCCCCTACTTCCACAGATCAACTCAACGCGGCGGAAATCGACCGCGTGAAGGAAAACGCATGAGTGAGCGAGATCCTCTGTCCCGGCATGAACTGGATTGCCTGGCAGATCTGCTGTTCGACCGTTTAGCCTAGCGCCTGCGGCAAAGCGGATTCCGGCTGAATGAGGAAAACATCGTCATTGAGCACTTCGATATCAACACGCTGCCCGTCAGCATGCGTGGCGCACAGGGCTGAACAGCCAGAAACCCCCTATTTTCACACATACAGGGCATGCGCAGCGTGCCCGAAAGGTAGATCCATGAACTTGTCCCGTATCAGCGCATATCTGCGCCAGCCCACCACGCTGTTTGCCCTGTCTCTTATTCTGGGGGATCTGGTAGCCACATGGTTTAACGTGATTCCGGCCGGTGGCTCTGCCGCCATGCTGATTGCTGCATTGCCTCTGCTGGGCAGTGATAACAGCGGCATTATTGCAGCCCTTCTGGCCAACAAGGCGGATCTGGAAAAGGCGCTGAATGCAGTGGCCGCCCATAAGGACATTGGCCCCACGGCTGCAAAGGTGATTGCCGATGCCGTGCCAGCCAGCACCATTCTGGCGGCCGCAACATCTGCCATTGCCAATTCCACTGCTGAAACAGCACCCAAGAAAAGCAGCGTAGCTTCTGCTGTGGCCAGCGTCATGTTGCTTGGTCTGGTTGGCACCAGCCTGATGGCGTGCGGATCTGATCAGCTGGTGCAACGCCAGCAGTCTGTTTACGGCCTGAGCCTGTCTTACGCAGCCGCAGCCCAGCTGGCGGCTGACTATGAAAAGAACCCGGCGGCAGATCCGGCTGTGGTGGCAAAGCTGAAACCAGCCTTCCAGACCGCGCATGACCAGATTGCGCCGCTCGATGACGCCGCGGCTAAAGGTGATCCGCTACCTGAAGCCGCGGTTGAGGCCGCACAGGATGCTCTGGACGCAGCCCGCAGCCTTCTGCCTGCAAACAAGTAATCATTTTCCTGACCTCACGAAAATGATCCCCCCATGGGTGTCGGTATTACCGACACCCTTTTATTGCCTGCCAGAAATGGCGGAAAACCAAGGAAAAACCATCATGAATTATGCAAGCATTGCCATTGCTGCGGTTGAAGCTCTTGTCGAAAACGGCCCGGTGATTGTGGAAGATATTTCCGCACTACTGAAGCCGCTGAAGGAAGGCCGCGCACCCACGGCGGATGAATGGGCCTTTGCTGAAAAGCAGCTTGATGCCGCTAATGCGGCTGTGCAGGCTGGATAAGAAGATTATTGTTGGTGAGTGGGTAATATTACTCACCAACAGCTTCTTGACCGTAAGCTTTTAATGACCAATAGTATAAAAAATTTAGGAATTTCTGTGAAATATAAATAACGTTAAGTTACATTAGAGGAAAAAATGAATACAAATAAAAAATTTGAATATGCTGCGAATTTAATAAGCCGCAACAATAAAATTATAGATATATCCTCACAAAAATCCAAAAGAACAAAGTCTTTAGTTAAAATTTTATGTGGATGTCTATTGGCTTTGTCAGGATTAACTATATTTTTAATTGGTTTTAGAAATAATACAGTAATTGGTGAATATATACGGATTCTTGGAATGATAGTTTCATTTTCAGGAGTTTTTTCTACAGCATTTTTTATATTTCAAGATTTTCTAGAAGTTGGGTACTCTCTAGGTGAAAAGGCAACATATGAGAAATTATTTAGGGATTCAAAAGAAAAAATAGATCAAACAAATAATGTGACTGACCCTCCTGTAGATTACTCCCTCATTGCAAAACAAATGGAAAAACGTTTAACGGAAGAAATCGAAGCTCAAGGAAGAAAGGCTAACACTAACTTATTTATGGGAGTAATGACGGCCTTAATATCCGTTGGAATTCTGGGATGGCTTTCATTTCAAGCCACAAACAATTTTGATTCTATATTTAATAATAATTTCAAAAGTGATAATTTAGATAACAAATATATATACATATTTTATTTTGGGATATTTTTATCAAAAATAACATTATCAATTACTGCTAGTATATTTTCATTTTTCTTTCTTTCTAATTATAGGCGAAATCTGGGGGAAATTAAATTCTTTCAGAATGAACTAACTAATGTCCAATACAGATTGGTTTCGATCTTCATGGCTAAAGATCTAGGCTTAAAGATTGTATTAAATGAACTTCTTTTAAAAAATGCTGAGGTTGAACGAAATTTCATTCTAAAAAATGGTGAAAGTACTATCGAATTACGGTCTCGCGAAATTGATGTTGGCGAAACCAATGCACTAATGACAGCAGCAAAACAAGCTGGGGCAGAAGCAATATCTTCTCTTAAAAATAAAGAGAACACACCAGAAACTCATGAAAAAAAATGAACGTCTCGATTCGCTTGAACTCATAATTGAGTTTACAAATTCATTGTAACTCATTGAAAAATAACAATCATACTTCCCCTAGATTTACATAATAACACATTGATATAAAAAGATTATTACACACCCCTCAGCTCCACCACCCTCCTGTTCAAGCCCTCAACAGGCTGCTGCTTCTGCCATGTGCCGTGTAGCAGCTTTGCGCAAATTATGCTTGGGCATTTTTGGACGAGAAAAGTGCGCAAGAGCCTCCATAGAGAGCAGGCTGTTTCTGAGTTACAACGCATATAATAAAAATAGACTATTGAGCCATAAGCTTTTTTGTTTTTCGGCTTCTATGGCTATCTGCTCCTGTAATAATTCTGGAGACAGTTGTTGAGCTAATTCCAAAAACATCTGCAATTTTCTTTAATGTTTGACCGTTCTTTCGATATTGAATGATTTCCTTTCGCTGTGCAGGAGTAATTTTGGCAGGCCGCCCCATTTTTTTGCCCTGCGCAATGGCTCTTGCGCGCCCTTCGGATGTACGATTGCGAATAAGATCGCGCTCCACGTCTGCCAAACCACCTAAAACCGCAAGCATCAGACGGCCTGTGCTCGTATTTGTATCCGTCCATGGCTCTGCCAAAGAGTAAAACTGAGAATTTTTTTCAGTTATTACTTTTACAATAGAAAAAAGGTCAAATGTGCTACGTGCCAGCCTATCCAAACGCGTTACCACAACTATTTGGCCCTCCTTCAGATTATTGAGTAATTTGTGTAATTCTTTTCGTGCAGCATCTGCGCCGCTAGCTTTTTCACGATAGATACGGTGACATCCGTATTCTTTTAAAGTTTTTATCTGAATATCTAAAGTTTGGCCCACTGTACTTACACGAGCGTAACCAATTTTATCACACGATTTTGATGAACTCATAACATCATAAACGACAGACAT